AAGTATTATAATACATATTTGGGATTATTTGACAAAGTCGAGAGCGTTTTAGAGGGGAAGCCGGCGATACTCGAATATTTGGTAAGACATCCGATAGAAAAAGTAAAAAAATACGAATTTCGGAAGAGGCTAACAAGTTTTGACGGCTGGACAGATTCTATCGTACAGCGTTGGCTTGCGACATTCTTGCGGGCGTTTATAGACGTTAAACTGCCAAGCGAGTTGGAAAAGCTAAAACTCGACATTGACCTCACGGGCAAATCAATAAAAGAGTTTCGGGAAAAAGAAATTTTGCCCGAAGCCATTTCTTACTCGCAGGTATGGGGGATTATCGACGAGCCGCATGCAAACGAAGACATCACGACAAAAGCGGAGCAAGAAGCTCAAAACATCCGTCCTTATGTTCGTATTTATTCTCCGAGCCATATAACTAACTTTCGGGAGGACGTTTTTGGCAATCTTGACTGGGTGATTGTAAAGACTAACAAAACAACATTAGTAAAAACGGACGGCGGGAAAGAAGAAGAAAAGATTATCTATCAAGAGTATGTTCCGGGGTTGGTAAGCGAATTTTATTATCCGAACGCCAACGACAAAGAAGTCAAGTATATTGGCGAGCCGAGAGAAATAGTCAGGCACGGCAAAAAGATTATGCCGATTATACGAAAAGGCGGAAGAAAATCGAAGAAATATCCAGGCTATTTTAAGATAGATATAGCAGGCGTATGCGATAAAGAAATAGAATATTACAATGCTGCTTCGCAATTAATCAATACGTTAGCGCAGATAAATTTTCAAGTTTTGTGTGGCGGAAAGATGAGCTATAACAAAGAGCTTGGCAATGAAAGTTATATCACGCTTGCGAAAGACGACCCGATGCCGAAATACCTTGCTCCTGATGTAGCCGCTATTGAGATGAATTTCAAGCGGTTGGATATGCTAATAAATCAGATATTTGGGATAGCTTGCATAAAAAACAGGGCTGTATTAGCCGATAAAGCGAAGTCGGGCGAAGCGTTGTTGATTGAGGACGTTCAGGCAGAGGACAAAACAAAAGTGTTTGGCGAGATAACGCAACAGTTTGAGCAAGCGTATTTGGAAAAGATGTGCGAGTTTACGGGCGAAAACAAAGAAGAGGTAAAGACGTTTTATCCTGAGCGTTACGACATAAAAACTTTTGGGGAGGAATTGCTGTTATTGCAAGAGGTGGCAAAGACAAAGAACGCCGCGTTTTATTTGCAGACATTTATTGAAGTTGTAACGAGAAAGGTAAGCGACCCGAATATCAGAGAACAAATACTTTCCACAGAAAAGAACAGCAATCATTTACAGTTGGAAATCCTTGAGCCTATAATCAAGGAACTCAAATCCATACTTTCGACAGGCGTGATAAATGTAAGAAGTCTTGCGAAATCGTTGAACCCTGTTTTGAACGAGAAGACCGACGCGGAAGTTGACGCATGGATAAAAGAGAACATGATACAGTTTCAAGAACTGACAAACGAGTTTCAGATAACTTTGCCGGAAGAGAAGGCACAATCGCCGGAGTAGCTTAATGGCAAAACCCGATAATCAAAGGTTGCGGTTATATAGCTTTTGCAATTGTAACAGCGGCAATAATAAGGGCAATGTTTAATGACTAACGAAGAATTAAAAGACGCTGTAATATTAAAAGATGACGAGATGGATAAAGCAGCCAAGCTCGGTTCAAGATTTTCTGATATTGCGACCTTTATGAAAGCGTTTCGCGAACAGAGAGAACCGATGTCGGCTTTTTGGCGGAAATGGTCGAAAAAGATAATAACTTTAGAAAAGAAAGAACTTGCTAAAATTGGCGGAAAAGGTTTGAAAACGAAATGAAACTAACTCAAACAACAAAAAAGATATTAAAGGTTTGTTGTCAGGGCATAGCTATGCCTGCCTTGAAAAGCGCAATAATGAATGATTTGTTTAAGCAAGCAAAGTTTGGCGCGCCGTTGAAGAAATCTACAATAAAAAAGAAAAGAAAGGGGGGCAGAATATTCCCCGACAAGCCTTTGTTTGAGTTGGGCAGATTGATGAACGAATTGAAGTTTACTATATCAGGAACAACAGCAAAGTTGTTCAGCACGGGCAAATCGCAAGCAATACAGACTGCTTTGTATCAAGGCAATAGCAACATGCAACCAAGGGGACTGTTCAACAAAGACCTACCTGCAATAGGCGGGACAATCGAAACTGCTTGCGTAGAATACGCAAAAGAAGAAATAACACGGGTGATAAGAAAAGAAATAAGCAAAGCGTGTGAAAGATTCAATGAAAGTTCTAAATCTAAATAATGGCAGTAAAAGTACCTGATAATTCTGAATTGACCCCGTTTGAAATAGCCGAAGCGAGGCTGTCTATGCACTTACAAGCAAGCGTTAAAGACCTTGAAAGCGAAGCTGCACAGATAGAAATAGAACTCAAAAATCTTGAGGACAAAGCGCGGTTAGAAGGCTGGTTATGGGCTTCTCTTGTTGAAGTGCAAGAGCGCGAAGTAAGACGGTTTGAAACGAAGTCCAAAGCCGTTTTTTCGGGGATGGCGGGCTTGGCTGTAACTCTTGGAATAATGAGCAGAGAAGCGGTTTCGGCGAAATGGCGAGCTGCTGATGAAACCTTGCCGAAATCAGTGTTATATCCCGAGAGACCCGAAAACATATTGTATCAATGGGTGGCTGTAAGCTCTAACATTTGCCCTGATTGCCTTGACTTGCACGGCGAAGTGAGAACTTATGGCGAATGGCAAAGTGTGGGATTGCCCGGAAGCGGGCATACAGTTTGCCAGTCTAATTGCAAATGTCTATTAGAACGAGTTGGAAGCATGCACGCAACTCCGCCGATGAAGCTTGTCCGGGGACATATAGACAAAAAAACGGGGGAAGTAGTTGAAGGAAAAGGAGTTAGAGGAGGGAAGGGGCGTGTGATAGCTTTGAAACCGAGCACGAAAACCACGCCTATGTTAGATTTAAGCAAAGGAAAATTGTTAAGCAAATAAGGAGCACGAATGGCGGAAAATTTTAACGCGAACTGTTTGGATATTTTACATGAACATTTTGTAAAAGTAGAAAACGGGCATTGGACAGCCGACACAGCCTATAACGAGTTTGTAAGATTGCACAGAGGCGCAACGCTTTTTATCACATCAAATCCGAGGGCGAAAAAGCGGAAAGTTGTAAGACTGTTAAATGAAGGAATGTCGATTGAGGAAATAGCAAAAAACTTAAAATGCAGCATTTCAGGTGTTTATAAAATCGCCAAAGACGCGGGGCGCTAATTTTATAACATTTCAACATGTCATGTCAAAATTTGAACCCATCAAAGTGGAATTCTAATATTTCTATATACTTTACGTTTGTTTTTGTGTTATAATATTTGCGTAATTAATTTTTCTATCAGTTTGCTCCTGTAAGAAAAGAGCTTGCCTGCTATGGTGCGGGCAAGCAATTACATTGTGCAAGTGGCACGGAAACACAGGTGGTTGGCAACCGAAAGCCGATGAAAAACCTGGTTTTATCTGTTTTTAACCGTAAAAATGGAGACAATTATGTTACATTTAGGAATTATGAAAGGGTTATTCCCTTTGACGTGTTGTATGTTGCAGTTTTTTGCCGGTGATGGTGGTAAGGGCGACGAAGACGAAAGCGAAGACGAAAGCGAAGACGAAGGTAAAGGCGAAATTGATGGCAAGAGCATTGAGGAACTTGTAAAGAAAGAAGTGGACAAGCGGGACGAATTTTGGAAAAAGAAAATCGGACTCGAACACAAAGAAACGGAAAAGTTAAGGAAGCAAGTAGCTCAATTCAAAGCCGGTGGCGAACACGCAACAGAGCTTGAAACCGAGCTTGGCGAATACAAAGGCAGGTTTGAGAAAGCGAACACGGAGTTGCAATCGGCGAATGATGAGATAACACGGCTTAAAGGTGTCGCAATGAGCAACGCAATTATGTCGGTAGTCGCAAAAGAAGCCCATAAGTTGTACGAGGGTGCTTCGGAAGATTTAGCCGATAAAATGGCAAAATACTGTGATGAACAAGACGGAAAGGTAATTGTAAAAGGCGCGGACGGCAGGGTAAGATATTCAGGGAAACGAGACGCCGACGGCAATTTTGTGCCGATGACTCTTGCTGAACTTGCAGCCGAAATTCTTGAATCAAAACCTAATTGGTTAAAACCAACGTCCACAGGGGGCGGAGGCGAAGATGGTAACACAGAAGGCGTTACGAAATTAGTGTCAGTTGAGAAATACAATAGCTGGTCGGCTGCGGACAGAGCGGCTTACAGAGCGAAATTGACTGACGAACAAAAACAACAGTTATTTAATCAATGATAAGGAAAAGATTATGGCATACACAAATTTAAAACTCGACAAAGTTGTTGACCAAGTAGCAAACGCTTTTGGCAAAAGTTTCCGTGGTTCTCACGCGCTTGTATCAAATATGCAAAAGCACATTATACCAAAGGGGACAAACAGCGTTAAAGTGCCGATTCCGGCGAGTTTAGCTGCTTCCAAACGTGTTGCTGGTGGCGCGAGTGTAACTCCTGCGACTCCTGCTCCGACAGTTGCAACCTTAACGGCTGCTACTGAACACACGACAACAATTCGTGTAGACAGGCTTGACGCAGTTGGCACACAGTACAGCATTCAAGATTTTGAAGCGGTATCGGCTGCCGATGCAATCCTCGGAAGCGTGAATTCCGATGCGTGGACACTTGTATCGGCTTTGTCAAATGACGTAGGAACAGCGGGAGATGTCCCCGCATTGCAGGTGCTCAATTCCGCTTGGACAACCTTGTTTACGAACAAAGTAGCGCCGAACAGCCAGCTTATTGCAGTTGTCGGCGGCGAAGAATGGCAAGCGTGGAAAAACGGATTGACCGTCAACGAAGATGGAGTTCTTGGTTCGGGCGTAAGAGCCAACGGGAACATCAACTCCGCTTATGGATTTGACGTTTTTCCCGACCAACAGCGACCAGGAACAAGCGGCACAGATGCGGTAAATGTTGCATTTCAGCCTTACGCGCTTGCTTGCGCGTACAGGTCAGTGATGGAACAAGTCGAGGGAACTTCGATGGCGCAAGCGACTGACCCGATTACCGGAATTACAGTATTTGCAACACTCAAAGGCTATTCAGATTCTAACGGCGAAGGCAACCTGATTGAGTTTACGGTTGTTGCAGACCCTGTAACAGTTTACGATAGCTGGGCGGTTCAGATACTTGGCTAAAATAAAAAAAAAGGGGGGGTTATTCTCCCCTTTTTAACCTTTTAACATTTAATAAACAAGGATATTATGAAACATTTACTTATATTTATTTTAGTTGTTTCGACGCTTGCGTCAATTTGCGCGGCGGTTAGTTTCGACACTACTGATTGCAATTCCGGCAACTTTTTCATTACAAACGAAGCGGCTAACAAAGTAACATACAGCGGGAAGGCGACAGAAATTCAGATTCTGCCGGAAACTTATTGTGTTTTAAGCGCGCTCACGAGTACAAACTCGACTGTATATACAGCAACAGGACATTGGTACACGACTGGGGCGACTATTCCGCTTACAGCCAACAACGGTATAACCTTGAAGAAAGGGAAGTACGATACAATTAACATGTATGTTTCGACAACTGGTGCAGTACCAACAACCGTTAATTTTATATTTAACGACTAACCATGAAAATTTTAGTCAACAAAAAAAGAACGATTGAGCTAAAAGGCACAAAAGAGCAATGCGATTTGTCGATTGGCTTATTGGAAAGGAACGGGAACAAGGTAGAGATACTTGACGAAAAGAGAGCCGAGAAGAAAGCGGACGAAGTTGTTGAGAAAGATAAGGCGGCATTAGACGCGAAAGAACTTGCGCGGGAACGAATGGCGAAAGCCCGCGCGGCAAAAAAAGCGAAAAAGGAAGAATAAATGCAACTGGCGCAAATAACTACTAACAGTTTGATAAAGCGTCAGCGGGATTTACTTCAATATTCGTTTCCGGAGTCAACGTGGCAAAAAGGCATAGCAGGAACTGTGGCGGGTACTTCGTTACCTGCCACGTTTTCCAGCACAGAGCTGCGATTGAATCATTGGACAGATGACGAGGTAGAAGTTCTTGACAATGACGCCAACAGAATCAAAACATTTTCGGACGATTACAAATTTCCTCTGCCTGTTCTGAATATACCGACGCTCGGTTTTTTTCAAGTAAGGACAATAACGAACAATCAGACTTGCATAATCGACCAGTTAAGCCCTGCATATCAAAAAGCGATAAATCGGTGGAAAGGGCTTGAATATGACGATGTAACGATAGTTGCCGAGACTGACCTTGAATGGAGTTTAGGCGGGTTTGAGCTTGAAATATCGACTGCTTATGAAATTCTGTTGTCGGATATCTTCTTACAAGAGGTCTATCCTTCTGATATAGACGATTTAGACGCGTCTTACAAACGGGCGATTGAAGCCAAAGCGATGGAACTTATTTACGAAAGCTGGATAAAAAATCCAGGTGATGTTTGGGATAGGAAACGCGAGATGAAGTCTTTGGAATATGACGAGCAAATGAGAATGGTCAATACGTATTTGGAGCAGAGTGTTGCATGCAAAACTTGGGCGAGGAAATGAAAGAACTGCTAAAGAAAGTAAGAGTTATATTAGCCGATATTTGCAAAAAGCAAGGGTTATATGAAGCTAACGAGCAGAAACCATCTTCCGCGAGTCTTCACGGTTCTTATGAGATAGAAATGGGGAATTATGATAATGCTTCGCCGAATTATGATACCTGCCATGACAAGTATGAGTTTTTTCCGATAATTACTATCAAAACATCTAACGGCGAAGATATATCAGCGACAAATTTGTGGATAGACAATACCAAAGCAGAAATGAAAGTATTGTTAGATAAATCCATAATGGCGGGGGGAGAATTAGACGCAATAGTAGCCGGCTCGGATATATTAACGATGACAAAAAAAGAAGTTGACGGGAAAGAAGCAAAATTTGAAATTCAATTAAAAATAACAGCATTTATAGAAAGGGGGACTTGATATGGCAAGTAGAACAATAAGAAAAACGATTGTCGGAATAAAGGCGGAAAGCACACGAGGGACGTGGAATGCTCCGACATCGACCGATTTATTCAAGGTGTCAAACTTTAGTTTGCCTGATATATCGCCTGAAATCATAGACTGGGCTCCTCTGCGCAATACCATGACCCCAGAAGATTATATTGTAGGCAACATAACAGGAACAATGAGTTTCGACGTGGCAATGCCTTTGACTTTTGACGGCGATATCGCAAAAGTCCAATGGTTGGATGCCTTCGCGCCGATATTCCAAGCGGCGGGAATGAAAATAGAAAGCAGCACTATTACGCCGGACGATGACGCAGACACAGGGTTGTCAGTTTCCGTGAACATTGACGGGCATGAGGAAAGACTTGTGGGTGCGGGCGCGAATTTGTCTATTAAATATACGGCAGGCGAAGTGGCTATAATGACCGTAGAATTGACGGGTGTATATTTGCAAGCGTCCGAAGAAACAGCCGTGTCAGGAACGCCAAACGGTTGCAGCCCACAAGTTGTAGAAGATATAAATACATTCACACTTTCGGGGACAAGAGATATCGTAAGTTGTTTGGCTTCGTTTGAAATCAATATGGGCGTGGAACTTAATAAATTCCCTTGCGCGCAATCAAACAAAGGCATTAAATATTACGAGATAGCAAATCGTTCTGTAAAGGCGTCTATTCAACTTGCAAGTTCAGACACAGCAACTTGGGATGACGATTTAGATGAAGACTTCCGCACAGGCGTAACGACAACAGCAACTCTTGAACCGTTAGGCACGGGAAGTGGCAACGAAGTAGTTGTCCATGTTACGGGCAAGCTTACCAGCAAGCAAGGCGTTGACCTTGAAGGTAACAGGTTCCACGACCTTGAATTGTCGGGTTGCGGGACAGCCGAAGGCGAAATTGAAATTACATTTGAGGACGAATCTTAATAAATAACTGAAGG